CATCTACCTCTTCCGTTTATTTGAAATCCTAGTTGAGTCTCAAAATCTAATACTGTCTCATCGGAGTCCAAGAGCCAGCAAAGCCTGAGCTCATATGAAGAATCATAGGAAAGTTTCCTGCCCGTTTTTTTAGATTCAAACACCCCTCTTCTTTTGGACTTATCATATTTATGTACTGAATGGTTTTCCGCCGTCAGCACAGAGAGTTTCTTCTTAAGTTTCTTTCCTTCCTCGGTAAGATAAAAAGCTATTTTTGCTTCTGCCATTTTTCTGCATGTTTCTGGCGAACGCTTATAAGATGTAGACTCTGATATTCTTTTTTTTCCGTCCTCTGTGTAACAACAAGTTCTGCACTTGAATGTTCCATGCTTTTTTATATTTCTGACAGCCGAGTCTTTATTTGTTAACATATGATTTTCACAGCCTTCAGTGCTGCAAAATATAGAGATTTTGTCTCTAAAGCCATATTCTCCGTATTTAATTTCAAATTCTTCGATATTCATTTGTTTTTCTTTTTCTCTTCGAGTGTGTTTTTCATCGACTCTGATATTTTTTGTTTTTTGTCTTCTGATGATTTCGGCATCTTTAGGCCTTTATTCCATCCTGCTGAGTATCCAAAAATAAGATTATTCTCCCAGATTTCAGGATGATCTCTCATAAATTGACTCTTTTTATTAATGACATCTTCTGTTTGAATGGCTTTTACAGCCTCAGAAAGTTTTGCACGACACTCTGGAGTTTTTTCTTTACCTATCTGGCAACAACTTTTACATATCTTTAAAAATGGAGGCTCATTCTTCATCCATTTCTTTTTAGCCTTCACAGTTCTTTCCTCGCCACAGTCAGGACATTTAATTTGATACATGCTGTTCTCCTATATCAGTATAGTATCATTAAATAAAATTACACGCAATAGAATTTTGCTCTAGTCTCTAAAAATAAAAAAACCCTGTGATCTTTCGACCACAGGGTTCTTGTTTTGCAAATTATGGTGTAAAATTACACGATAAAATTGGCTATATTGAGGCGGGCATAAAACTTTGCTCCCTCTCTAAGCAACTTCTTCCCATACCTTGTTAACAGACCCTTACGTGGAGTAAAGGAATCTGGATCAAGGACTACTGGAGTCTGGGTGAGTGGCACGTATGGGCAGTAGAAGTATCCGCTGTCCATGTAGCTGTCGCCCTTATATCCCATTAGGATTTGACCTGTTGGGAACAGTGGGTCCTTATAGAGTCTCCAACGATTGTTCACAGTTCCGACATACTGGATGCCGAGCGAGCTAGTGAAAGTCTCTGAAGGAGCTGGAGCGAAACCGGCTGTTGCTGTTTCGAATACTGAAGCTACTTCTGGACTTGTTACTAACCAATTGGCACCACCACGTAGTGTCTTACGATGAATAACGTTGCTGATCTCAACAACCTTAACATATAGACTCTCGTAGCGTTCTTTGACTGTATCACCGAGAGCGGTGCTATAGTCCCAAGCACTGACAGTACCAGCGTTATTGCGGAGATCACCTAGAACTTCACGATCGATTTCAAGGTTGATTTCCTGAGCAAGAACGGCAGTTAGCTCAGCCTCAGCGTCGAGATTATGCTGACTGCGAAGATCCTGCTGAGCCTCGTAGCTCCAAACTGCCTTCAGTTTACGAGTCTTAGCTGCAATTTCTTCACTCTCGATGGTGAGATTGATCTCGGGCATATCCTTGTTGCCTTCCATGTTGTACTCATATGATACAACTACGGTGTTGGCACCTGGATCATTATTCCAAGTTAGACTAACGGCACCGGTTGTTGGGTCAAGCGTACCACTTGTAACCTTATTAGCTGGGCTACCGACATCAGTAACACTCATTGTCCCACCAGCGGCAACAACGAAAGTATTGACAACAACAGCACCATCATAAACTGTACCGGTCATTGTGCCAGCGATAACTGGGATGTGCTCAACAGTGAAAGCTGTGGTTGTGCCACCAGCGTCAGCATGGCTCTCGTTCTGAACGAACTGATGAGAGTAGAAGACGTCGAGATTAGCTGTACCATCGGCTAACTGCTGTAGTGAGTTAACATCATCACCTGGGAATCCGGCCTTACCGGCTCCACGGACAGCACCCTTGTTGCTGCCATATCTAAAACGGAGATAGTAAACGAGACCGGTTGGGCCGAGCAATGGCTGGACCGATACGATCTTGTTTGCAATCAACTGTGGGTAAACTCTGCGAACGAGTGGGATGCTAATTCTCTTGAATTGAGCAACGTCACCTGTATCGGTTGAAACTTCGTTGATAAGCCTCTGGTTCTCGAGAAGAACGGCTGTGGTGGATCGGACGTAACGATCTTCGATGCCCTCCAACAAGCCGGTTTTCTTCCAACGACCTTCTAGCTCCTTAGCTTCGTTGAGAAATCTTGCGTTAATATTCATTTTACTTTACTTTCTTTTAAAATTGATTAGCTAGTAGAATCCATTCAGTCTTCGATCTTCTTAATACCAGCTAAAACGTGCAAATCGTTAAAGTCGTGTTGAGTACCATAATTTTCCGCAATAATGGCTTCGCCAGCGACTACTTGTCCTCTCCCCATTGCATTTCTACTCTTTTCGGTTCTTTCATTCATTCCATTTACAGTCTTAACCTTCTTCTCGGCAGCCTTGACCTGTTCATTCATAACAGTCTGAGCATGACGGACAGTTTCAGTTAATTTTGTATTATCTGTTGATAGTCTTATGCTTCTGGCTTCGAGCAACTTGATTTGGCCCTTGAGATCATCGATCTGTTTCTTGGCCTCTTCAACCTTGCTTGAATTAACACCAGCATAATCATCATCACTTAGATATTCACTTGTGATATTAACAATCTTGTCGAAAGCACTCTTGTGCTCGACAGTTCTTGGATCAGCAAGGACATCCCTCTTAGCTTGTTCGTATATTTCGCTACCCTTGAACTGTAGAAACTGGTCTACCTTGTCAACGATATACTCCTTCATCTCACCAAGCTTCTTGTCATATTCCTCATAGAGGGATACTTCAAGATTATTATTCTTGCTACGCTCCTCTTTGAGCATTTGATAAGCTTCTTCATAGCCCTCTTCGAGAGCTGCCTCATACTCTTCACCTTGAACTTCAAGACGATTTCTGAGTTCAGAGATGATAGCATAAGCTTCGGTATAACCTTCTTCTGCTGTCTGTTCAGCTGACTTTAGTTCATTGGAAACTTCGGCATAGGCCTCCTCCAATTTAGAATTAAATTCAGTCTCTAGTTCCGACTTTGCATCCTCTAACATTTCTTCTACTGCTGAACTTACCTCTTGAATCTGATCAGCTGGTAAGAGTTTTTCTAGTGCTTCTTTAATTTTGCTCATGAGCCTAAACCTCGCTTTAATGAATTGGTTGAATTTTCGATTATTGTTCCTAAACAAGCGATTAATGCTTCTTTATTAACAGTATATATGCCGCTACTTTCATTTTTTGTTGGAATTTCTCCCACCGCAGAAGAATTTTCCACACTTTCTTTCTTATCCTTAACTTTCTCTTGAAAAGCTGCGAAAGTGCTAGGATCAGCAACTGCATCGAAAGTTATAAGTTTGTAACTTTCTCCAATAACTAATACTCCGTTTTCGTTTACTTTTCCATTACCAACGCCTCTACTGCTGATGCCAACTCTAACACCATCATTCAAAAGACTTCTTAGTATTTTGCCGTGAGGTGTGTTGAGTATTTCGCCTTCGCCCATGAGGACATTGCCATCCCACCAAAGCTTGGTGATCACATGGCTACATTTTTCGAAATGTATAATGCTATCGGTGGGGTGATCCAACTCACCAATTAAACCTCTATGCTTTACACATTCATTAAGTTTCTTGACGTTCTCGCTGAGAACTTCAAAAGGATATATTCTTTTATTCTTATTGATAGCTTCGGCCTCTTGAAATTTGCCACGGAATCGGGTTAGACCCTTATCCGTGACGCTTTCATTTAGGTCCATATTGAACCCAGCACCACTGCAGCTATCTACGAATAGCATTTGATCTTTTGACATTATTATTTTTCTCCTTTATATTTATTTGGCAAAAGGATTCTGAAGATTTGGCCAAGTATCTTTACCTTGGTTTGTTCCGAGATCTTCACCATCCTTATCAACTCCCTTTTCGCCCTTCATCGTGAATTCCATCGCATCTGGAATATAAGGATTGTTTAATGATGGATATACGTGGTCACCGCCAACGTTGCCCCAACCATTATCTCTCATTTCATCGTCTAAATCGTTTATTATAGTTTTACCATCGCTAACTGGAGCTGGGGTATCAACTACGCTTCTATCCTCAAGATCAGCCGCTGGGCTATAGCTTTTTCTTGCCTTGTTTAGTAGGTGTGGATGTTCTCCATTTGTACTAATGGTTGGCATATCATCATGCCAATCCTCTGATCCAAGGTTTGTCTCATAGATACTCTTGAGATAATTGGCAACGAACTCAGCAAGCTGAACATCTGGCTCTTCTTCTTGATTGACAACTAGAATGCACTCATCGATTAGATCTGAAGCCTCTGAAACAATCTCTTTGTCTCCAAGCTTCTCGGCCAATACCTTGAGACTCTCAAGAGCCTCAACTAGATCTTCGAATACCTTTAGATCAGCACTGGCTGACTCATCGAGATACTTATAGAAC